CAGGGCAACTGGGCGAGCAGTGAGTTTGGACTTCTGGTCTCCAGGCAGAATGGTAAGGGCGAGATCCTCACTGGCTATGACCTGACTCATCTATTTCTTTTCCCGCGCGCTGACAACCACCGCAAAACGATCCTGCATTCAGCGCACGAGGTGAAGACCGCGATCGACGCGTTCGAACGACTGCAGGGCGTCATTGAGAGCGTCCCCAAGCTCATGGACCGTGTCGAACGCATCTATACCGCGAACGGCAAGGAAGGCATCCTGCTCAAACGTCGAGAAGGCCAGTTGCAGGGAGATCGCATCCGCTTCATCGCTCGCACGAAGAAATCAGGGCGCGGCTTCACCGCCGACGTCCTCGTGAGTGACGAGGCGCAGGAGCTCTCCCTGCAGGCCAACAACGCGCTTGCCTACACGCAGTCGCAGATCGCTAACCCCCAGGTCATCTATACCGGGACGGTCCCCGAGGAAGGCGTCAACGAATCCGAAGTCTGGGAAGGACTCAGGGACAGGGGGCGCACAGGCATGGGCGAGCATACCGGATGGATGGAATGGACACCCGAGGGTTCCGAGGACCCGGATACGGCCGAGGCCATCGACCCCGGCGACAGGAACGCCTGGATGGCAGCCAATCCCTCGCTCGGATGGCGTATGCCGCTGTCCAACATCGAAGACCAGTACGAACGTTCCAACACCGACCCCGAAGGTTTCCTGCGCGAACGCCTCTCCGTATGGCCCAACCGGCGACCCGAACAGGCCCAACGCCTCTCCGAACTCGACATGAACCGCTGGAACAGGAACCTCATCGAGGATGCCAAACTCGGCGAAGTGGCCGTCATCGCGCTCGCATTGGGTAGAGGCGGGGGATTCGGCACCATAGCCGCCGCGTCACGGTTCGATGAGGACACCATCTTCGTGGAGCATGAGAAGACCGAACGCGGCACCGTATGGGTGGCGAAATATCTGCAAGGGCTCAAGGCTGAACTCAACGATGCGTTGATCGTCCTCGATCCGAAGAACGCCTCGCCGGTGCTGGTCGACCTTCAGCGGCTCGGCATCAAATACCTGGCCATGAACATGGATGAGATCGCCGCAGCCCACTCTGGATTCATCGAAGGGTCCAACAGCGGCATGATCATCCACCGGGGACAGCAGGAAGTATCCAGATCGCTTGAATACGCCACGGTCAGACCGATAGGCAGATCGGGCTTCACCTGGGAGGCGTCGGACCCGAGCAAGCCCATCAGTCAGGCGCAGGCCATCACCTGGGCGGCATGGGGACTCAGGAAATTCGAGGCGCTGCCTCCCAAGCACAAACCGATAGTCAGGGGGTACGCATGAGTGACCTGGTCGAACTGCAGCAGGATGAGGATGTCACGGAATTCTCCATGGATGCGGCAGCCCTCGGCGATCTTCTAGGCTCGCGTCAGAAGGAGATGCGCGCCGAATGGTCCAGGCTCGAATGGATCCAACGCCACATCGACGGCAGGATCGCACGCACATGGATGCCTGAAGGTGCGGATGCCGAGTACAAGGATCTGCTGCGCAAAGCATCCACACCATGGTTGCAATACGCGCGCAACGCTCTCGCCCAGGGTTTGTTCGTTGACGGATTCTCCGACGACGATCTCTGGAAGCAGGCATGGCAGGCGAACAGCATGGACGGCCGCCAGATCAAGGTCAACCGCGAGGTGGTAGGCCTGGGCAAATCCTATGGTATGGCGCTTCCTGGCGAGAACGGGACTGTGGTCATGCGTCCCATGAGCGCCCTGCACACCTTCGCGCACTACGCGGACCCCTGGGACGAATACCCCGAATGGGCGTTGTACCGAACCGCGAAGCGTGGCGCCAGCTACTGGGACTCATCATGGTACTTCTTCGACCGCGAATGCTGGTATCGGTTCACCGGATCGCCCGCAACACCGCAAAACTTGGAAGTGTGCCGGCATGACCTGGGCTTCTGCCCTGTGGTGCAGCTGTCCAATACCCTCGACTCAGACGACGCGCCCGAATCCTCGATAGAAGCTGGCATCAAACCATGGAAGCGGATCGTGGACTACACGTTCACTCTCTCCATGGTCATGCGTTACGGTGCCTTTCCCCAGAAATGGATGGCCGGGGGTGAGATCGCGACCGATGATCAAGGCAACGCGATGATCCGCCCCTCGGTGGACAGCCTCCTGCATGCCAGCGGCGATTCCGGTGAGACCGCCAGATTCGGCAGCTTCCAGGCCGCTAACATCGCGGACGTGGTGACCGGGCTGGAATCCGCCAAGGCGGATCTGAGCGCGGTCCTGCAGATTCCCCCGCACTATTTCATGAGCAAGGTCATCAACATGAGCGCCGACGGGATCGAGGCCGAGGAAAGCCCGTACTTCCGCAACCTTGAGGAACGCAAGGCGAGCCTGTCGGAAGGCTACGAGCTGTGGATGCGTACCGCCGCGGACGTGCTCGGTAAACAGGCTCTAGCCCAGGACACCAACGTGGAGGTCCACTGGCTCGACCAGCGCACGCGTTCGCTCGCCCAGGTGGTTGACGCGATCGTCAAGCTCAAGACTGTGGGCGCGCCCGACAGCCTCCTGTTCGCCTTCATCCCGGGTTGGACGAAACAGGATGTGCTCGACGCCACCGCCTCCGCGGCACGGCTCGAACAGTCAGAACAACAGATCTTGGCCATGCAGGCCACGGAGACAGCCGCCGAACCGGCTGGAAACATCGACGGATCAACGGAGGAATCATGAGCGAAGCAGCATCCAGCGAACCAGGCGGCAACGAAGGCCAGGAACCTGAAGGCGGCGACGGCGGCAAGCAGTTCAACCCGCCGGCAAGCCAGGAGGAAATGGACGAAATCATCGAGAACCGACTCGCCAGAGAGCGCAGGAAGTACTCGGATTACGACCAGCTCAAAGCCACGAAGGCCGAGATGGACCAATGGAAGCAATCCCAGCTCACCGAGCAGGAGAAAGCCATAGAGGCCGCCAAAACGGAGGCCAGCGCCGCCACAGCCAGCAAGTACGAACAGCGTATAGCGGCTGCTGAGATCCGCCTACAGGCACAAGCCAGAGGCTTCCACGACCCGGCGGACGCCATCGGCGCATTCGGCAAGGACCTGCCCATCAAGGACGGTGACATCGACACCGACGCCATCGGCAAGAAACTCGACGAACTCGCAACGTCGAAACCATACCTGCTCAAAGCAGGGGACGACGGAGGCAACGGCAAAACCCCCAAAGGCAAGCCGAAACTGCCATCCGGAAAGAAACTCGGAGACAGTCACGACGGCAAAGGGAAAGCGGCTGCCATGCTGCGCCAGTTCGGCGCTGCCAGACACCCGCGCTGAACCGAAACGACACCGACACAGGCCGCCGCAAGCAGCCTTTCACACACTAAGGAGCCACCATCATGGCGGAAATCACACGCGAGGACGTAGCAGCCCTCATCCAGGAGGAATACAGCAACGTCCTGCTCGACACCGTGGACGAACAGTCCGCAGCAATCAAGGCATTCGGCACCGTGCCCTTGGGAACCAAGGTCACCAACGCGCCCGTCCTGGCATCACTGCCGGAAGCCAAATGGGTGTCCGAAGCTGCGGACACCACAGGGGTCAAACCCACCAGCAAAGCCACATGGGACAAGAAACAGTTCATCGTGGAGGAAATCGCAGTCATCGTGCCCATCCACGAGGACGTACTCGAGGACGCCACCGAGGACATCATCACCAGCATCACCAAGCTCGGCGGCACCGCCATCGGCAAGAAACTCGACCAGAGCATCTTCTTCGGTATCGACAAGCCCGCGACCTGGACCTCGGAGGACCTGTTCACCGCGGCAACCAGCGCGGGCAACACCTTCCAGGTCGCCGCCACGGCAGGAAAGGACGACCTTGCCGGCAGCATCTACCAAGCGGCCTCGGCCGTGGACGACTCCGGGGCCGACCCCACAGCCATCCTCTCCGCGGGAAGCCTGAGATTCAAACTCGCCAACCTGCGAGCAGCCGACGGAACCGCGATCTACCAGGCGCTCTCCAACAACGGGACCGTCGCCGACAACATCGCCGGACTCGACGCCAACTTCGCCAAGAACGGCAGCTGGGACAACACCAAGGCGCTCGCCCTCATCGCGGATGCCGACCGTGTCAAGATCGGCCTGCGCCAGGACATCACCGTGAAATTCCTCGACCAGGCCACCGTCAACGGTGTGAACCTCGCCGAGACGGACCGTGTGGCCTTCCGCTTCAAGGCACGCTACGCCTACGTGCTCGGCAACACGATC